TTCCGCAAACATTATTGATGTATATGTGTTAGAAAAGCTAGATGAGCTTAGACTACAGAAAGCCTCAACTACATTTAAAGAATCTTTATTAGCAGAAATAGAACCTAAGAAGATGTTAACTGATGAGATAGCCGTGGTAGATGGCCTTATTAGGACATTAGATATAGTAGTAACTATACGCATAGATAGAGAATTAGAAAACTTCCAAAGTACAGTGGAGCAAGAAGTTGCTGGAGTTATTCGTAATCACTTCTTATTGGATAATACTGATTTTGGAAAAGCCTTTATCTCTACTGAGCTTAGTAGAGAAATATTCAGACTACCTAACGTGCGATACTCCACCGTGGATAATCTACCAGAAATAACCGAAGTAGATTTTAATGAAATTATTCAATTAAATAACTTTACAATAAATACTGTTCTAATTTAATGGCAAGAAGATATGTAAAAAAATCTAGGTTCAATGATTTAGATAAGATTATTCCTGAAATAGTTTCAGTAGTCTCATCTAAAAATAATGTCCAAAATATAAGTTCTCCACAGACGTATTTTAAGAGAAATTATTTAGATGCTCTAAAGAAGATTATTCCCAAGTTCTACTTTGCAGACGAGCAGACTATAAGTGGAACGCATGTATCTTATCCAAATCAGTTAATAAATTCACATATACTAGCTAATAAAAATCAGAACACTATTCTGCCTGTGTCTGCATTAACATATGATACTTACTTATCTTCTATAGGCACACCAAAAGGGTTTGCTAAATATTTCTATAAACAAAATGCTCCTGCTGAGATACGTCCTGATGATTTCCAAAGAAATATATTATTTCCCCTAGGTAGGAAGTATTCTGAATACAGCACAAGCGAAGCCTTCTTGTCATATATTAGTGGAACATTTCTACCATCTATCCCTGCTGTTACAACGGCGGACAAGGACTTAGCTACCCTAACGGCCAGTGCTTACGCTAATGATTCTTCAGGGACATACAAGTACTTGGCTAATAATCTAGGGTGGGTTTATTTCCTAAATAGAGGCGGACCAGCAGGTGGATTTGATCCATCTAACTCCATAGCCACATTGCTTACGGACACTCTTTGGCAGGGAAGATCCGTAGAATTAGAAGATACTCTTAATATTTATCAAGAGTATCTTTGGAAGAACGAGCAGTATTGGGGGTTATCAGATAGGATTACACCACAGCACTATACTTCTTCTGTAGACATTAGTGCTGGAACATGGACTAGCGGAACCCAATTATTAGATAGACTTCAAACACTTAACAGCGTGGTATACTCTCCGCAGTTTATGGACACCCCAGATACTAAGGTAGAAGATTCCTTCAGTAATTACTTTGCAACTTCAACAGTAAGTGATGATGGTGTCCTTATAACGGATACTGAGGAGGCAGGACCCCTTACTAGATTCTTACAGGCCATGTCTTTCTGTATGAGCGACAGGCTGACTGAGCATAACGAGATAGGGGTTCTTTACGATATAGGCAAATGCCCTGATGAGTTTTTAGAGTTACTAGGAGAGCTTATTGGATGGCAGTTTATAGGGGCTGATGTTGATAAGTGGAGAGTTCAACTTAGAAACGCTGTAGACATTTATAAGATGAAGGGCACCCGTAGATCTATTCAATATTTGTTGGATACTTTATTCTCTACAGGAGTCTTTAATGTAACTACTAGCGATACTTTATCTGAGTTGTGGGAATCCTATATTCCTGATATACTCTACTATTCTTTAGCTACAAGTTCCCCCGCTTTAGATAGTTTGGATGTTTATACCCCCGCGCTGGCGCGGCAGTTTGGAGTGGCTAACTATTCTCCGAATAGTATGGATACCAATATTAAGTATTTGGTAGATAAGATTCTGTTTGATTTGGTTCGAGAATTTCCAAATAGCTTCTTGTTAGCTGGTGAGCCCTTCCCCCAACCTAAGCTTCTTTTAGATGGAGAAGCCTATACAGGTGTTTATCATATAATGCCCCCTAGTGGTGAGTATGATCCTAATGATTATAATTGGCCCACATTTATGACGGGGGATGTACACACTTCTAGCTCTGAGGACCTAGTTTTAGATTATGATCCTAATTTTGTATTCTTCTATAGGGATAGACCTTATTTAGTACCTCCCTATGAGAAGAGGCAGTATTACACACAAACTTTTGTAACAGATAATATGCTAGATAGAATTAAATATTATTTAATCTGTTATGGCGTGGATAAGAACTTTGCAGAGGAAGTACGAAAGTACTTAAATGATAATCTTATAAACAGTGTTGATCTTTCAAAAGTTATTAATAACTTTTTAATCTTTACAAAAGACAAGCAGTATCCACCAAATTATAATACTATATTAAAGAACGCAACTAAGCAGAAGACACCAGATCCCGTAAGCCTGTTAAGTATGTGGAACGGCAAGTCTTCTCACTTCTTAATGTCCTTCGATTCTAGTACCTTTGATTGGTCATCGCAGCAGCTTAACTCTACGTCGAAGTATGGAATGACAAAAGTAATGAGAGTATTAGATCAAGTAATACCTGCTCATGCTGTGTCTCGTGTTTTGCTTTCCGTGTCTGATGTAGCAGATGCTTTGGATGCCTTGGCTGATAATGATTGCCGAGAGTGGAGACCTAATTTTAATAATCTGTATGAAGGATCAGCCCACGTTACTACCAATTATGGGACTTGTGCCTTAGACATGGAGGCTCTTGCCGCCGCCAACGGACTTACCCCTAAAAGGTTCCATAGAACAGATGTAAATAATATAAACGATGTATTGCTATCTGGAAACACCTCCTTTATATCATCAGTCCCAAGAAACTCATTGCGTAGGAGAAACTTCCACAACCTTCTCCCAGAGAACAAGATGTTCACTAGAGGGGGGAAGAATAATCCAGGAAGTTTAGAACTATCCACCACTTACTATTCCTCTTCTCTAGGTTATTTACCTTTAGGGTTTATACCCTCATCAATGGATTTTAAAGAAGTAGCTAAGAGACAAAATGATTGGGGCAACGGAATCGGGGAACTGATAGATACCTCCAACCTCCACCCAGTATGGGACATATGCCAGAACCTGTTATCCCCAAGCTCTATGTTTGGGTACGACATAAGTAATACTTTTGCTTCTAGAGTTAAACAAAACGTACCAACATCTTCTTGTGTAACCTACGGTAGAAGAGGGCAATTGCCTGAAATTCTCTATATGATGAACAAGATACACGATGCAGAGAAATATTTACAGGCAAGCTCCATAGTTTCGGGTTACTTTAATGAGGACGGAAGTAGGAATGTTTCTTGGCCCGTTAGTAGTAATCTCATAAATCCTGTTAATTTTAGTTCTTGGTATGGGGAAGCTGCTCTTTATGGAGGAATAGATGTACCAAGATCAATTGGAAACTACCTAATAAATAGTGAGGCCGAAGATCAATCCTTAAATTATTATGAACACTTTACTTTTGGAAGAAAGGTGTCTGCATTTTATAACGTATACAACAGCTTATACGGAGGCCACGGTACTAACAATAACTATAACTTAATGGGTATTCCTAACTTGTTTAGCCATACTTTTGGACCATTAATTTATAACTCTAATTTTGATATTGACGGATCTGCATTAGGAACTAGCGGGTATTTTGCTGCAAGTTCTCCTGTATACGAAGTTGATTTGTCGTATTATGGAGGAAGCGGGGTGCTTAGTGCATCGGGAGTTTCGGGTACTCATGCAGATGTGGGAACATATACCGCATCTGATGCTTCTGATGTATATCTAACAAACCCAGAGTTTAGAAATAATCACTTGGTTAGTGCTGTTGAGTTGGTGGATACCTCTACCCCCTCTACCTTTGATAGTCATCCGATATTCTCAATCTTTAATTTATCTAGAAATGATCAAAATAAATACTCCTTTGCTAAATATTTAATAAATAACCAAATCATTAAATATCACTGCCCAGAGGGAAGCGATAGATTGCCTAGGGTTAGGATAAAGATTGATAACTCTGATCTAACTAACAAGTCTAGAAACTTCTTAGAGCCAGAGCATGAGTACGAGGTTACGGTTAAGGCTCATTGCATGGACGTTAGCAGCTCTCTGACTGGGGGGCTATCTTTGGGGTTTTGGATACACACAGAACCTGAAAATAATAAGATCTGGTCTTACTCTCCTTTAGGGATTAATGATGAGTGTGGTGTGCATCTAGATAAGTGGGACTCCTATGACACTACCGCTTTTGTTGCTAACGGAATAAACCAAGTCAGAAATTTAGCACAGAACCAAGAATTTGCTGTAAAGAACTTAGACAGCATGACGGGATCTGGGGAGGGAGGATCTAATGATCTGGCACCAATTACTGTTGATGTTTATGACAGAAGGTGTTGGGAGCCTCTTTTTGTAGAGACCGTTATTCCTGGATCAAACCCCCAAGCTATAGCTAATATAAATGAGAATACTTTACAGGAGCTTAAGTTTAGGTTTACAACAAAAAATAACAAAGCACTTACTCCAACAGGGGACTACTTACAGAATTTTGGAAAAGTACACAGAACAAATCAAAAATATACACTAGAATTATTTGCTTCTCAGGGAAGTAATACTAAGTTTATAGTGTTTGAGGACATTTCTATTAGAGATATCACGAACTATAATAAAGCTGTAATACAGACTAAATATGGAGATGCACAATTAGATTCTAATGATTTAAAGGCTGTATTTAGATTCTTTAAAGATATAAGTACGGGACTAGCTAGTAAAAATGCAACAATTACTTCAAGTGTGATGGAGGTTAGTGGAGGCAGCAGGATGAATTATAGATCACAATCTCATATGTATGATCCAGTGAGTGGAAGCTACGGAAATCTTACAGAGTTAAATATAGTAGAAGGCTAAGTATGAAAGGTAAGGTAGAAATATTTGCGGTCTTAGATGGAGATCGAGAAAAGCTTGTTTACGAGGAGGATAATCTTGTCGTAAACGGAGCAGGGCAAACTATTGTCGATATGCTTACTGCACCCTCAAGCACTTTGGGTATTGCACCTAGAGTTATGGATACTTCAAACTGGGTTGTACAGGCCATATCCTTTGGAAAGGACGCACAGGGGTACTTCAGAAATGCCCATGCTTATCCTGTTTCTTCTTATACTTGTCCGTCACCTGGACTAACAGTAGCTAATAGAAATTTAAATCCCTACTCAACACCCTCGTCCACAGATTTATTTTCAGTAGTTGGTGGGACTATTAATAGTATTAGTTCTACTCCTGAAGTTTCGCCCCCCTCAATGTTTTCTAATATACCCTCCTCTACCGCACATGTTGTTACGGTGGTGGATGATGATATAAATCTCGCCGCTGGAGCTACTTCGGGGTACTTCCATCCGTGCCGTATGCTTGAAGGGTATGGGGGAGTAGATTTTACCGCAAGTGCTTTTCAAGATACTTGGTTGTGTTGGTCCCTATACACAAAACAAGCTTTTGGTGATTACCCCATTAATAACACTGGTTGCAACAGCAACGATGATACTGATCATGGAGGTATACATATAAAGCTAACAAGTAAGGGGGATGGTTACAGCGGAGATTCGGGTTTAGGTAATGCAAGAACCGCTATTAATTTATATACTGATCTAACTAATGGGTCTATAAGTGGCGTAAACCAAACGTGGAGAACTGAATCTGCCAGAACAGAGGCAAATGGCTGGGTTGTTCCTAATTGGGAAGCAAATGCTGGAGTAGAATATGCGGGGGATAATTGGTATAGGGCTTGGGTTTCCGTTCTTTCTCCCTCCGCAACTTCAGGGATAGAAGCGGTTTTTTATCCTGCGCTATGTACTGATGGTGGCGCATCAGGAGGTGCTTATATATATGGGTGCCAACTTGAGGTAGGTAAATTCCCAACGGAGCTTCAATTTAGGACAGACGGAGTATGCCCCAATAATTGGGACTTCTCAGGATCCACGTTGGCTATGGGTAGGTCTTTCTCTGGAGTTGGGTTGGAGTCTGCGGCTAGTGCTCCTATCGTCCGTGTGAGCGGTCCTCCTGATGTTTCCTCGTACTACCCCTATACTGGACTCCCCACATACCCCGACCCCTTAGACGGACGATTAGAGGGGTCTAATACGGAATCAGAGTTTTCTTTAAGCTCTGTGGTTACGGGTTTTGATTTGGGTCAAAATTTAAATTTAATACCCTATAGACAGAAGTTTGCTTTGCAGTCTAAATTTATAGAACAGAATAATTTATCTTCTTTATGGAATGCTAAAAACTCCTCTGATGGTGTACCTAATAATTATATTGGAGTAAATGCTTATCAATTAGGATGTTTTCCTGAAGGGTCTAGCACGGGAGGTACAAACTGGTCTATGGTCAGTAGTTTAACAACGTCTGCTGCTTTTGAAAATCAAATTGTCTCAGGAAATTATAACAGCGGCTTTAATGAAGCAAGCTCTATGGATATTTCTGGATATGTGGGTAGGGTTTATGATCCTATAAATGAAAGAGTTGGAGATGATGGAAACGGTGTAACCTTGTCAGGACACGGATTAATTGTGTCTTCTCAAGCTGCATCTTATCAAAATAATGGTAGGGTAGTATACGAAACTAACGTGTTGTCTGGTGATCTTGGGCTGGCTAACCTTTATGGGGGTATATACAACATAGGGTTATGGACTGTGGATATAAAGGAAGCACTTAAATATTCTTCTCCTCCCTTTGTTTTTGATCCAATAGACAACCCACTTAGATATAGACTATTTAGTTCTAAGAAATTTATAGATAATTTATCAAGAATTAGTGATAACGGAGCAACAGCAGGTTCTTTAAATTATGCAGATTTAAAAATAAGATGGACACTAGATTTTAGGGCAACAGGAAATGCTTAGAGGACATATTACAATTTGTAAAGTTTACAGTGATGGAACTGAAGACACAATAGTAGATAGAGCTAATCTGGTTACTGCGGGTCTAGGGTCTTCCTTTATTGATATACAAAGAGGGGGAGGATCCCTAAATACAGATAGTTACTCTCCTTATTATTTTCAAGTGGGAACAAGCTCTATGGATTATGATCCTGCTGTTACTACATCTAGTTATTTCTATCATCTTAGTACCCCATTTAGTTGGGATGATTACGGAGACGACACAGACTTTATTGTAGAAAGTAAGTATAGAGGGTTTAATGCCTCCACAGATGATGGGGGGAGCACCTATACGGAGCTTTTATTTACTAGTGCTGTGCTCTCCTCAATAGCGTTCTCAGGTACTGATGAGTATTTCTCCAAGATCAAAGAAGGAAGACTATCCAAGTTTTTTATGGATTCCTTTGAATCAGAAATTGTGTTAGATGAAAAAACAGGAAACGGTAAGGAAATAAGTGAAATAGGTTTATTTGCAAAGAACCCAAAAGGGTTTAAAGAAGACTCCCCTCTATTGATGGCTTATAGAAGTTTTACTCCCGTAACAAAAACCTCTGAGTTTTCATTAGTTGTCCATTGGTCAGTTGGATTTTTGGGTATATCTACCAATGTAGATAACCATTATACAGGAGTATAGTTAGCTATAATAAGTAGGTAAAAGATGAGTAATAATGATAATTTAAATGTTTCAGGACATCTCGAAATATATAAAGTTTTTGGGGATGGGACCGAAGAAAGGGTTCTTAATGATCCCAATACCATCACATCAGGTATGGGTGTTGGTCTGGGACTTCTTTACGCAGGGTCAGGTGCTGCGGATATAACTAATTTCCAAATTCGTTATTTCCAAATAGGCGTGTCTGGGGATACTAAGGTTGGCTCGTATGGCGTGTCTGAAACTAGCTTGGTTTCCGCTTTGGGGCAAGTAGGGGGTGGTTCCCAATACCAAACCACCACTGATTCCTTTCTACCTTTAGAGGCGCACGAATTAATGGACTGGGATGGAGGGGCGAAGCCCACGGTAGGAGGAAGTTATGGAGATACTTGGTTTTTTGGTCTGATCTCTGATAATAGTATTAAACGAGTGGATCTTAATTCTCTTACCTATATACTTTACATAGATAAGGAGTCCTGTAATAACTTAACTGTCAATGAAGTTGGGTTATTTATGCAGAATCCCTTAGGAAGAAATACGAAAAGGTCTCAATTAGTTGCTTATAGACCTTTCACAAATATAGCAAAAACTAACGACTTTGCATTAGTATTTAAATGGACTTTGAACTTTTAACATGGCATTTTTACCTCAAGATTTATATCTAGCATCTGGCACAGGTCAGTTAATTAATAACTGGGTAGATCCTGTATACAAGTTCGACTCCAGCGCATTCTATAACTGGGAGCAAGATAACCTCCCAATCTATGATTTAGAAGATCGAGATAATTTCTTATATGAGATGGCAGGATATCCCGCCTCATCTGTAGACGGTTTAATGTTGACAGTATCCGACTGTGGTATTGACAACAAGAAGGTTTTTGGGACAGTATCCGCAGCTATTGATGCTCTACCAAACACCCTCAGATTCCCAGTAATAATTGAGGTATGTACAAGCGGTTCCTTAGGTGATTTACGTTTAGAGAGTAAAGAATTTGAAGGTTCTGGAGCAGGTATAGAGATAATTAATAGAGGCTTTGCTAAAGTTTTATGTGGTAGTTCAACATCACCCTCCTCCGCAGTTTCGGGAGTGAATGCTAATGCTAGTGCTATATTAACTTTCTCCTCCGCAGACGCAAGCAATACGATGACAGACTCTAAGTCTTTAGGGTTGGGAGTTGTTGTTGGTTCTAAAAACCCAGATAAGACGAGTTGGTGGAATAAATATACAAGAGCCTTTGTACTAAACCCTGAGTGGGGTGTAGTGGGGGAGAATGCTGGAAAAACAGTAACCATTTCTTCAAGATTTAATGATACTGCTGGGACCTTACTTAGTACTGGGGCGGCTAATGCAAACCAGTTTAATGTTAATATTTATGAGGATAGTTCTGTTAGCTCTGATACTGTGGTGCTTAATAACGGAATTGCACAGCAAAGGGCTGGTATTGTTGCTCCATTAAGTACCAAGAGAACTATAGGGTTTGTGTATGCAAACTCCTTAAGTAATGTTTCCGTAAAAGATTGTGCAGGAAAAGTGTACATTAGAGGCTTCTGCGTTGACGGAGCAAGCCAAGCTAATATAACTGCTGCGGGGTCACAGACTACAAAAGTTGGATTTGATATAACAAACTCTGAGGTGGTCATAGAGAACTGTACTGCTGCGCGATGTACGGATGCAGGGATGCAGTTAAATAATTCTAATGTAATTTTGAGTAGAGGATTTATTGCTTTTCATAATTATGAATTGGAAACTAATCCTAACTTTCTAGATTCTAAAGTAACAACTAATCCTACTGCTGGGTTACGAGCATATAATTCTAATGTAACTTTAAGCGCGTCCACAGAGAATGGCAAGGGATTACCTGCTGATTCTCCGTTCTGCTTCTATAGAAATTTAATAGGGATAGATTTAAATAATTCTAATATTATAACCCCCCCTAACACAAGGAAGGGGACTAATATGGCAGGTGACTCGCTTGCACAAGTTGATGGGTCAGAAACTATTGTCTTACAAACCTTCTTTAATGTACAAGAAGGTATTCGGGCAAAAGAATCCTTAATTGATACAAGCCATAGAATAGCTTCCTTCCAGAACAAAATAGGAATTCTTTTAGAAAACTCTGTGTGTAAAGTCTCCCAAGTTACGGTTGATAATAACGCCGAAGGGGGTTTAGTCGCCAAGGGATCCATATTTAATTATAACAAAAATGCTACCGCTACTGGTTATGAGGCTGGTCCGTTCTATCCTGTAACCAATTTTGAGGCTAACGGCCAACATGTATTATTAGACTCATCTGAATTTGTACCCACTTATGTAAGCGGTATGGATTCTGTTTATGAGAGATTATCCTTCAGTGGAAACCATCAAGTAGAGAGTAGGGTAGAGGGTGCTACTACAACCAAACAAACTCTACCTGCGGTTGTAGTGGATAACGGATCTTACATGAATGCGGTAGGGTGTAAGTATCTAAACTTGGATGTAGCAGACGAACTCGCTACCGCTTACCAAGCAACAGGTGCTATAAAGGGTGCTGCATTTAGGGTCACAAATAATAGTAATCTTGATATGTTTGGGCATAAGAACGATAATACCATAATCTTAGGTCCACAGAAATGGTCTAAGCAACAAAAGATAGCAGGGGTTTATGCAGGAACTGGTTCCCATGTTTACGTTGCGGGACCCACATTCATAGGGCAGTTTGGTGTTGATGCACTGGCCGAAGACGGATCAACTATAGAATTTGGTCCGCACCACAAGGACGGCATTATAGATGCTAGTGGATGGAACTTGGGGGATACAGGTAATCACACCAAGGTAGATCTACATGCAACAAGAGCCTGTTTAGTGGCTAATAGAAACTCTGTACTTGACATTCACGACATGGGAGACTATCACCAACACTGGGATAGTAAGTACCTTACAAATAAAGACTACCCAACAGGTACAGGTGGGTATGCCTTATCGTCTCTGTGTGCTTCTGGATACTTACAGTTTTATCCAAATCCCTTTGTAAACTATACTTCTTATAATTTGGTGAACCAAGCTAAATTCCCCTCAACTGCGGGTGCCGCCCTCGTGGTTACATCCGCGAGAACTGTCCCAGCGACAGCGAATCCTCTAAAAGAAATAGGCTTGCCAGCAGCTGACTCAGTGTCTGGGCTGTCATATGGAGGTATGTGTGTTAGGGCAGTCGGGGATAGCCAAGTCAATGTAAAGAATGTGACCTTCCCCGTGGGATGGCAAAACACCTCAGGTGCATATTACGACTTCTCTACAGTAGGTCATTGTGAACTTCTTAGAATTTGGAATATTGCGGATAACTCAGAATTACATGCTTCCTACCTATCTACAGGCAATTCAACTCTAAATGCTTTAGGGACTACACACCCCCAAGATCTTAGTAGTATTTATTACGGACCTAGTGCATGTTGGGTATCGGGAGCAGCATGGACACCGCTTTCTGGGGCTCCCTCATCTACGCCTAATACTTCAAGCCTTAGCGTATTGGATACTTTTGGACAAGGTGTTAATCATGGAGGAGGTTTGGGTTATTATGGAAGAACCACTTTCCAAAATGTTGGTCCCTTTAGAATTTATGTATCTCCACACCCTAAAGCTAAATTCTTAGGGCATCCAAAGACAGCAGCAGGACATTTCTATATGCCTCCGCAAAATCCCACTGCTTTTAATAGTATGGGGTATAATTTTCCGTCCGATGCAACTTTAATAAAAGGAACCCCATACCAATTGTTCGCTCAAGGGTATTCAACATCCTCTGATTGTAGTGCAACTCCTCCTGCAAGTGTGAGTGCAATATATCAGGACTTAGGATTTAGTGGGTACATAGAAACATTACCCGCAGATCAGCAAGTACAAAATGTTGCGTCTTCGTTCTACTACACTTCAGCTATGCTGCCTTGTGATTCGGAGGCTAGGATTTGGCTAGACGAATCAGCTATGAATACTTTCGCTAATGCTAAGAATGGTACATTAGGTACTTCTGGCAGGAAGAAGATATTTAGTTATTACGAATCCACCACAGACTACCCAGGAGAGGGGTTCTACGCTGCTGATGCCACTCACGGGATAGGGTTAGGGTCTGCAAACCTGTTTGATTTAGATAGAGACTTATAATGGCAACTCCATACAAATTTACTCAACCGATTAGGTACTACAAGGCAAATGACCCATATTTTTATCAGGTTGATAATCTTCCTATAATGCAACTGGAAGAGAATATTCTATATATTAAAAATCAAGTAGAAGGGAAGGGGAGTGCTTCTACTTTCCTAACTGAAAACAGTGAAATTAATATTACAAATATTAAACAGCTTAAACCTAAGCCAGTAGGTGGAAGGTTTGTAGGAGTTAATCCAGGAACCTTTACATCCAGAGTTAATGATGCCTTTGATATAAGGAATCCCTTATCCCAATTAGCATTACAAGGTACTTCTGTGGGAGGAACTACTTTAATTCCCACTTTAATGGAAACCTTTAGTACGGATAAGAGAGACGAGATCTGGAGTGCTTTTATTAGTACAGGAACCACAGGTAGCCCATATAACCTAAACGGGTTAGAGTATACCTATACCTTCCATACTTCTCCTGGAGGAATGGGAGGTAGGTGGTCCACATCTAAAAATAATTCAGAGGGAAGCCCTGACATGTTGCGTGGATCAGCAACTTGGCCTGGTCAGTCTAATTTTGCACCACTAACTCCAACCACACTTGGTCTAATTATTGGAAAAAATGTTTCCAATGCCACATATACTTATGAGAACTTATCTAAAATCCATTTAGGTTTTGTAAAAATGTGGAGAGGGGTATTCCGTACAGCGGTAGTAGACTTTGACGGATCTGAGATTGAAATACCAGAATGGAAGGATGATGATTTTTATTATCATAATTCTGCGGGTTCAGCAGTACCAATACCTGGGGCAAACCAAAGAATTGATCTGTTAGTATTGTATAGTGTCCCTATAGATTCAAACTCTGCTGCCACACAAGATTTTAGTGATGGATTTTGTGATACTGCCACAACCACACAGAAAACTATGTACCAACCTACTCTTGGTATCATTAGGGGAGCAGGTATTGGTATCTCTAAGTCTGATTCAACAAGCCCTGTTAGTATTCAAACAGCGGCTGGATGTAATGATCCAGGTGCTGTAGGCTCTACTCGTATCGTAGCTAATATAAACGATAAGGATGTCACTGCTAATTTAGGGATAAAGGATATTGATGGGAATAAAGTACATGGAAGTTTCCCATCTCCTGATGATTTAGTTAACATGGCTCCCCTATTGGCTTTAAATATAGATGCAGATGATTACCAACTTATAGGGCAGACCGCTCTACCCCTTGCATACATCGTAGTAAACAAGGGCTCCACAGACATAGTAGCAAAAGATATTATAGATATTCGTCCATTTTTACGGACTACTGAATTTACTTATAACGAAAGAGCAGGAGTTGCAGCGGCCAACCCTCCCCTATCTTTGGCTAACCCCGCTGTTGGTGCTTTCCAGCTTCAGGATGCATTAGATAATGTAACCACGGATGTAGCCGCAACTATCTCGGACTCTGGTAGAGCAATTTACACGGACTATGTTATGGGTGGTCTTGCTTACGGGGTTGAGGGCACCCTATTAACTATGAACGAGAACAATACTGATATAGACGACCCGTGGGGCACAGCTACCACAAATACAACCGCATTTCAAGCCTCTGATTACCTAAGTACAGGAAACACCCACAGCTTTGCTGGCTATTCTTCTTCTAAAGCCTTTTTAGATGATGCAACTCAGAAGACTCGCGAAGCCTTTTTGGAGTGGGTATATAGGAATAGACAGACTGAACTAAGTAAGTGGATTGGAGATCCCAATACCTCTTATGTATCAAATACTAGTAAGACATATTTGGGACTTGCCACAGGGCAAAGAAATATTCCTCTACTTCCAGAGTGGGATATGCCTATGGATAGTATGAATTTCGCTGCTGTAACTGGAGAGAGTGCCAGCTCTAAGCCTACTTGGTGGATGTGGTTTGAGGGCCAAACTTCTGATAGGCCATTAGCCTATGTTCCAGGAGCAGTTCCAGGTAATGCTACTAATACTACGACTGCACGTTTGGCAAAGGCTTATGGTTTTGGTTATGGGGATGAGAATGTGGGGCAAGGCTCCATTAGCGTTGTTTCTAAAAAAATTAATATGACATTCCCTTCTTGGGTCAACGATTATGATATTTTAGTTGAATATGTTAATTGTGGTCCTGTTGCCGCTGCCTCAAGATCAGATAGTGCAGGAGCAACTCCTACCAATGTGGGGCTTGGGTCGGGGTTATCTGTTAATAAGGGAACTATGACCTCAACACAAGGGGTTAGAAGTGCTTCGTTCCAAATAAACTCAGCAGCTCAACCTATTCCACAAACAGCAAGTCCCAACGAAGGCATGGTTAACAACCTTGGGGAAATTACAGACAAGGTGGGAGTTACTGGGGGTACGGGAAATACCAGAAATGGTGCTATTACCGAAGCCTTGGCATACCAATGGCTATCTTATGCCGTGTGCTTGCCTGAGTTTAAAAACAATATATGGAATATGGAAGGCCAAACTAACGAACTCAACGCTTTAACTAGACATGCCCCTAAGTTTGGTGCAGCATACTATCCAACTGTTAAGTTTACAATAATTGGATATGAAGCATCTCCTACGAGTAGATCAACCTATGGTTCGGGAAATACTTTGGTGGCTCCTGTGGAAGCTCCTGGAACTCAAGGTAATTTAATAACAGGTACTCCCCTTACTGGTGTGAGTAAGATAACCATTGAATAAGGAGTAGGGAATGGCAGATCCTCAACAAACTAATACTGCAGTAGCTACTGCTCCTGTCTTGTGTTTAGCTCCTCCAATAATTATATCTCCTCCAACCGTAGATCCCCCAGACTTCACTATTAAGTGGTGGCCTTCTGGACCTCCTACTACTGGGGGTGGTAGTGGACGAGGAACTGGGAGTGGTTTCACGCCTCCCGACACACCCCCTTACGGTGGCCCTGGGGGTGTAGGAGGAGCAACAGGAGCAGGAGCAGGAGGTGCAGGAGGAGCAACAGGAGCAGGAGCAGGAGGTGCAGGAGGAGCAACAGGAGCAGGAGCAGGAGGTGCAGGAGGAGCAACAGGAACAGGAGCAGGAGGTGCAGGAGGAGCAACAGGAACAGGAGCAGGAGGTGCAGGAGGAGCAACAGGAACAGGAACAGGAACAATCACAGGAACAGGAGGAACAACAGAACCAGGAACAACAGATCCTATTGGAGGGGGACTCGTTGAACCGACAGGCACAGGAGCACCCACAGGGGGACAACAGGGTGAAGTTCCAAGAGGAGGATCTTCTCAAGGAGGAGGAGGAGGCAGCCCAACACCAATTCCACCAGGAGGACCCATCCGTATGCCACCAGAAACAGGAAGACCAAAGTACCCAATAGGTCCAGGAGGTCTTCCTCGACCACTCCCATTGGAGAAATACCTTGCCGAAGAGTGGATGCCAGAACCTGCTAGCATGTCTGAGCCTATTACGTCTTTAGTTCTTACAAATCCAGCATTCAATCCTTATGATATGAAATATAATTATGGAATTGAGGCAAATCAGGATATATTAGAGTTAGCAACAACACAGACTCCTAATAGATTAGGATTAGATCCTAATGGAATATACGCAACCTCCTTAAGTTTAGTTCTAAAAGATGTGCTATCTTCAAAGGGGGCAAATACTTTTGTACCATTTAATGGGGTTACTATTGGGTCATTTTTATATCAAACTAATTTAGTTAAAAACTCTCTTAGCCAGCAAACAATAAATAGTTTAGATTTTTTAAAGAATCAAAATCTTACATCGTATAATATAGGTGCTTATCTATTAGCTGCAATTAAACAGGCAACCTACAAGGGTGTTATTGGTGATTATAATCCGCGCTTGTTTAGTACTCTTGCCGAAGGAGCGGCATCGGTATTTCCAAATGGACTTCCTACGTTTTCTGATCCAATAACAAATAGAAATACTGCTCTTACCCTCATAAGAAATAAGAAAATAAGTTTAAATCCACAAAAATATACAGAGTCTGGGGATGCCTCTAGATTTGCACAAAGGCACTATATCGTCCCCACAGATATTCGTCTTCAGGCTTCCGTAGTTCGGAGAGACTCCTCTATATGTGGTGTAAAGTTTAAAGCTGATAGTGCTATAAGTGTTGTAAAAAGAGATGGCACAGAGGAAGATGTTTTTGAGACGAATGAGTTTTTGCCCGTAGTTCGTAGAGACTCCTCTATACGCGGTGTAGCTCTTTATTCGGATAGGGATAAAGCATATAAATTTAATTTATCTGAACTATCCGTAATTTTAGGTCTATTAGGAGATCGTTCTACTAATCCAAATGCGGTTAGTGAATATAGTGTTGACCTCAATGTAAGTGCTACCTTTGGTACTGAGGTGACTGATGGTGTTTCCATACCTGATGCTATGCTGTACTCCTTAGTAGGTAGTAGCATTACCGACCAACCTCCCTCAACCCCTGATGGGCTTCTAAGAACTACTACAGCCAAGTACAAAAGGGTATGGAAGGAGGGGGACGACAGTGATGATGATTTTAATTCTACAGTAGCTGCCTTCTCAGGTCCTAGACAAAACTTCTACATACCAGCAGATGATCCTGTTTGGAATTTTATTTTAGAAGCTAACGCCACGGACTCTGAATTTTATATAGAAGTTACTTATAACGATTTAGATATCCCATTAGATGGAAATGTATACCCTAGAAGAATACTAACCGACTTCTGTATATTCCCCACAGATAAAACTAATTTTAATATATTCCAAGGGAGATCTATATTGAACTCCTACCCTGAGGGGGAAACACTAACTAGGAGTATGTCTTTTATAATGAGCCCATTCTCCGATACTAAAAGTAGGGTTTCTACTAAGCCAGTTAAAGCTACAACTGGATTAAATGCGGCCAGTGAGCCTGATTTGAATGCTATAAACTTTACCAAAGCATTCTCTGCTGGAGATAAAATAAAGTTATTATCTAAAACAGGAGAAAGCTTCTCATCTAAAAAATCTATATTAGGTAAGTTTTTAACTACTCTTTCTGATATAGATACTAATTATGATTTACAAGATGGGAACTTAGGTAAAAGACTTCCTATGGGAGATCTATTTTCCTTTATGGATATAACTGATATGCTTGATTTATCTATGGGCCAATTATCTTCGGGTATAATAAATAGCTTATTTTTCGGGCAGTTAAATGGTATCAAATTATTCTCTGTAAAGAAGACAGATTCAGAGAAGACCTATATATCTAGTACCCGATTAAAAAGTGGAGGAGCATCCTTGGAGAGCGACCAGAATCAAAAGACAGTCCCTAAAATAGGATACTTCCCCCCAGCCTTTAAGGACATACTTTGGTAAACTAGATGCCAGCAGTTACAAGATATGGCGATGCAGACGTTACTCACTGTAGCACCCCCTACAGGAAGGGGAGATCGTCCAATGTTATAGCTAATGGTTTAGGTATATCAAGACAAAGAGATCATAATTCAGTACACTTGCTTCCTGGAAGCCCATGACCTTCCCACACTGCCCCTATTGCCGTTGGCAGTAAATCAGTTTTTGTAAATGGAAGAGGATGTGGAAGGGTAGGAGACCGTATTGCTGGGTGTACTAGAGTTGCTACGGGGTCAAAGAATGTTTTTGCGGGAGGATAGCCTGCAAAATAAAAATAAAAATAATATATTTTTATCGAAATGTGTAAATACACTGTAGGGACATATCTATTGTCCTGTGCTAATTAAATTAAGGAAAAATCTTATGTCAGATCGTATTTTAGTTGAAAACAGTTTTGTAGAATCCCTTATTAAAAACGCTGCTTGGGACGCAGCTCGTGTCTCTCTAAAAGAGGGAGCGGTTGTAGAGGAAGTTGCCGTTACTTGTCCTTTGTGTGAGTCCACTATTGCTGAAGAGATTACAGACAAGCAATTGAAGGCTCATTTAGATCAAATTAGTGAAGCTTTAGATAGTATTGGCGAGGCTAAGAAGGCTAAGTTGAAGGAGAAGGCTAAGAAGGTTAAGGAGATGGGGGACGAAGAGGAAGAGGAAGAGGAGCTTGAGGAGTTTCGGGGGCGAGTTGTACCACCAGAAGATATGGGATTCCCACCCGAGAAAGGGGAGGACGAAGACGAAGACGAAGAGGACGAAGACGAAGATGAAGAGGATGTAGATGAGAAGTCCAAAAAGAAAGAGTCTAAAGTTATGAAGAAGGTAAAAGAACTTAAGGCTTCTGCAAAGGGTAAGTGAAAATAAATTATGGAATTTTCAGTTGGAGATTTTGCAGAAAATTTGTTAGCACAAGACAAGATTGAAAAGAGGGCCACTACAATTTCTGCGCCCTCTTTTCAATCTGATACTTCCATATATTCCCCCCGAATTACTGATCAGGTGGACATATCTGATGTTGAGGTTCCTAACGATTTTGTTCAAAGTATCGTGGAAAATAGGGAGGTAGTGTTAGAAGAGACCCCAGCCCCCCCTGCTCCCGTTGTTGAGTCTAACGATTTCGCGAATATGATGTTAGAAATTAGAGATCTATTGGTAGAAGTTAAGCAAACCCTTTCTGAAATTAATACGGTGGGTGCGTTTACGCCCAATTTAGCACCTAAGAAAAAGAAGGCTAAAAAGAAAGTTAAAAAGGCTCCCAAAAAACAAGAAGACGAAGAAGAAGATATTGTAGAGCTTTTAATGAAAAAGCTTAGAAGTAAGGTGGTTGACTGATGACCCTATTTACTATATTAGAAACGAGAACTGAGTCTGGTCAAGGCTCTAAGAAGGGCAGAGAGAAGTATACCGCCCCTAAAGACTCCCCGAAGAAGAAGGGAGCCGTTAAGGCTAAGAAGTCTAGAGTCCGTATCTACCCAACCATTGCAGACGCATTAAGGTTGGGAAAGGTTGGAGAGATGTTCAGTACAGAGGGGGCTGATAGGGTTTATGTTATCTCTAAGGCTGATTGGGGATTAAAAAGCAAGGGAAAGATTGCTAAGGGGTTTACTCCTGGATCATCTACTCCAGGTGCTGATTTTAAAAGCATGAAGGCTCATTCGGTTAGAACTATGCTGAAGCACGGAACTACTAAATCTGCACGGCTTGAAAAACTATATGGTCCAGGCGCAAAGAATAAGATTAAAAATTCTGAGAAGGCAGCAGCTAAAGCTAAGAAAGGCAAATAATGTTCATTTCAGATACATTTATTATTGAAAATTTACAAATTCTTGAGGAATCTAAAAGCTCAGGAACTATGAAAATTGCAGGTATTTTCCAAAGAGCGGGTACTCCTAATCATAATAATCGAATTTATGAAAAGAAACTACTTGTCAGAGAAATGAAAAGATTAGGTGAGGCAATTACTGAGCGGAGATTAATGGGGGAGTTAGATCACCCAACTCAAGATGCGGTAAAGCTTCACAATGTTTCCCATCTTGTTACCGTGCTGGAAATGCGAGGAAATGAGATGTATGGGGAAGCAGAGATACTTAATACCCCATGCGGACAGGTGGCTCAGGCTCTAATTAAGGGGGGAGTAAAGCTTGGTATTTCCTCTAGAGGTATGGGATCTTTAAAAGAACGGTCAGACGGCAAATCTATGGTTAATGACGATTTTAAGTTAGTAACTTTTGATTTGGTAGCTGATCCCTCCACTAAAGGTGCCTTCCCTGGATTAGTTAATGAGGAGAGTAATTCAAAGTTTATTGAGGATACAGTTAGGGTAACTTATGAAAAAGCCCAATCGGAAAAGATCTTTATTACTATGCTTAAAAATAAACTAAGCAAAAAATAAAAATTTTTACTACTATATAGATGCTATATGTAAATATTATAATGACTGGAGTTTATTTTTATGAAAAAAACTAAAGAAGAACAAACCCTGCCCATCGCTGAATTACTGCCTGAGGGGCTCTCAGAAGCAGCAATCAATGATGTAGCAGAATTAGTAAATAACATCATCTGCGAACAGGTCGAGGAGAAAACTTTACAGCTTGAAGCTAAAGTAAAGGGATTTCTTAGAGCGAGAGTAGATGAATTAAAGGACCAAGCCGTTAGAGAGCTGCACGAAGAGGACGAAACCATTAGGAATGCTAGCCTTTTTGAATCAGTTAAAACTTTGATGGCTTTGGAATTGAAGAAGGATGATGAGGATAATGTAATTTCTGATCTCGTCCAAGAGCAGCGAGAAGTTGAAGGTGAAGTTGATATCTTGATGGAAGAACTCAGAAAATCTTTTGAGGAAACCGAAAAGTTAGAGACATCGCTTAAGGCTCTCGGTAAAAAAGTTGGAAAGCTTGAAGAAGATAGGGCTAAACTATTAGAGGCAGTCTCAATTTTAGAGGAATCTAAGGAAAAGCCATTCAAGTCTTCAGAAAAAGCAGTTATCATCTCAGAAGATGTTGACAATAAGAAAATCACTAAGTCCAATCCAAGGGCGTTCAATGATTTTTTAACCCCCGAAGTCATGAAGTTCATGCCTTCTGATAAATCTTAAGTAAGGAAAATTTACACATGTTAGAAGAAAATCCAGAAATTTTAACCAAGTGGGAACCCGTACTTGAGGGGATTAATAATGACTATACCCGTAAGGTCACAGCGCAGCTTCTTGAGAATCAAGCTAAGTCGATCCTATCTGAAAATGCAGATAGAGTGGACGAGGTTGCTGCGCCAACCACAGTGGGTAAACTTGGTACATTCCAAAAGTTTGCATTCCCCCTCATTCGTCGCGTGTATCCGCAACTAATCGCAAACAGCATCGTAGGCGTTCAGCCTATGGGTGGCCCCGTTTCGCAGATATTTTATCTAGGCCATGATCGCCATCTGGGCGAGACACCACGCACTGAGACAGTCTATAGCAAGTATCGCCTGACCTATGGCGGTAATACTGCAAGTTCTATCTTCACGGGCAACGGCCACGTTGCAGGTGGAGCAGGGACAAACTTCAGTGCTATCTTAGGTGACACTTCTGGTGCACCGTCTACCACAATGGGGGGTCAGATTGCTTCTTGGCCCGACAGCCAGACCATTCTTGGTTACAGCGTTTCTGCTGGTGAGGCTCTTTCAGACGACGAAATTGCTGAAATCAATATGCACATTGAGCAGCAACCCGTTGTTGCTCGTACACGCAAGATGAGAGCACTTTGGACTCTTGAGGCAGCTCAGGATCTTCGTGCGTATCACAACCTTGATATGGAGGGCGAACTTACTGATCTCCTGTCTAAGGAACTTACTCTTGAAATTGACCGTGAGTTGATTGAAGATCTTCGTATGCTATCATACGATCCTTCTAATATTGGTGGATGGGACAGAGGATCACTCGACAACGGCAACTCCAACGACTTCAAGAACACGGGTACAAAACATATTCCTACTGCTGGAACGGGTGTTGAGAGTTTTATTCCTGGTGAATATCTTTACGATTTTGCTAATAAGGATGCTTTTAATCCGTCAGGAACTAACAGCAATGTCTACTTAGTGGACCTATCAAGTTCGTTCCTAGGAACTGCTTTTGCACCACAGCATGTTGGTCATGTGTATGCTAACCTTCTTGCTGCAATTAACTTTGCATCAAATGATATCTACAAGACCACCTTCCGTGGTCCAGGTACTTGGGTAGTTACTTCACCTTTAGTTGCTTCTATGCTTGAATCTGCTGCGAAGCTTGAAGGTGGTATGCAAGCTGCTGATCGTCCAACAAATATGACTGCTAACTCTATTGAGTACAAGGGTAAGTTTGCTGGTAAGTATGATCTCTATGTAGATCCTATGTACCCAGAAGACGAGATTATGATTGGTTATAAGGGCTCTGGTCCTATGGATTCTGGCTTTGTTTATTGCCCGTATATTCCATTGCAGCAGCTCCCAACTATTACTGATCCTCTTACCTTCCAACCAAGGAAGGGTATCTTGACCCGTTACGGCAAAGCTGCTGTTTCACCAGGGTCAAGATTCTATCGAATCATTAGACTCGTTGGTCTCTCTGCTAACTGGTTATTCCAACCAGGTAATAAGACTACCAATTCTGCTGTCGCAGGAGGTAACGTAGTTGGTGCATAATATCTAACTACTGTTAGAAATTAATAAGGGCTTAGATTTAAATATCTAAGCCCTTATTTTTTACCTATATAACTTAAAGGGGTTATTATGAAATATAGGTATAATGGAACTTTGTCAACTGTATTATTAGTAGAAGATGCTCTAATTAGTATTAGTAGGGGGGATGTTGTAGACATAGATTCTCCTCCATCTTCTGAATTTATATTGGTTGAAACTACAAAGCCAGTTAAAACTACTAAGAAGAAGAAGACAGTATCGAAGAAAGTAAAGAGGATAACTAATGCCGATAAAACCGAAACTAGCGGCCTACGGTAACAGTTTCTCCCAATATGGGGGAAAGAATGTTGAGGATGGAACCCCTAACGGCGAAATAGATATAGAAAAATTAAACGCTACCACCATAGTAGATGGAGTAGAGTGGAGCCACTTTGAGGAGACTCTTAAAGATTTTATCTTAGCCAGATTGGGACACCCTGTTGTACGAGTAGAGCTTACGCCCTTCCAACTAAAGACTTGTATAGATGAGTCTATTAGTACTATGTATAATCATGCACCTCTATTCTCTACACAGTTTGTAGCGTTTCAGACAACCGCTGGTATTAATACTTATGATATACCTAGTTATATTTTAAATAACTTAGAGTATGTAGTATACAAGAAGACTTTACTTTCTATTCAATCTCAGGCTGGGACCTTAGAATTTGACTTTTTTATAAAATACTTCCAAGATAACTTCTTATTTCAAAATTTTGGGATAGGGGATTTTTATCTTCTTCAGCAAAATCTAGAAATGACTAGAAAGATTTTAGGTCAGGAGGGGTCTTTTACTGTATTGGATAATAGGTATTTACATATAACACCTAAGCCCGTCACTAATGATCAAGTTGTTATTATTATTTACAGAGGACTAAACTCTGATACCCTACATCCTGCATATAGAAACTGGATTCAGCAGTACGCCTTAGCATGTGCAAAAGGAGTACTTGGAGAAATTAGAGGCAAGTACCAAACAGTCCCATCTCCTGGTGGGGGTGCTAAACTTAATGGGGATGCTCTCCTTAAGGAAAGCCAAGAAGAAAAAGAAAAACTATTACAGAGATTGATTGATGAGTTTGAAGAGCCAGCAAGGTTCTCAACATACTAATGAATAATAATTATAAAGCCAACGGACCTTCTATGCCAATTCCTCATATAGAAGAATCCACAGGCCAATTAAACTTTTTTGACCCCGCTAATCCTGATATTAATTTATTTAATTTAGTGGACGACGAGCTAATTAAAATCTCTGGCTCTGAGATACTTTATTTTCCGTACATGCAAGGTGAGTCTCAATTTGATGATGTGTATATGGAAGAGCGCAATAAGCCCATAACAAAAGAACCTGTTATAGTTTATGGACATTATGAACCTAAAGTGATTGAAGAAAATCTAAGCCAGTTTGGTATAGAGCTTACAAACGATCAAGTATTTATATTCAATAAAAGCTATATGGAACATCGAATTAGTGGAAATATAAAAGCAGGAGATGTACTTCAGCCAAGGTTCCAAAATCAAAAGTATGAAGTGTTTGAGGTTCAGGAAGATAGCTTTGAATTGTATGGCGTTTATCATTTAGTATGTTCCGCTAAACTCCTCCGTGATTCGTCGGATGTGCAGGACACACCTTTGTCAAAAACTACAGATCCTTTAGGAAGACCAAATACTATTCAAAGTTTGGAGGACTCTTACGATGAGCTTTAAAACAAACAGCATAGAATCAACAGCTAAGGGAGAGTTCCCAGACTTAGAGAAAAAGAAGGGTGCTACTGAGTGGGCTAGAGATGTTATCTATGAAAAAACTACTAAAGTAAGCCAAATTCCCATGTTTTATAAAGAGAGTTTGCGATTTATTATATCTAAACTAGGCACTTTAAGTTATATTAATTCAGAATCAAAACTGATTGATATTAAATGTATTCATGCTAATCCAGAAAGAACGATAGCAAAACTAACGCAAGAGAATAATATCATTCTTCCTATAATTTCTATAGATCAAAACTCCTCAAACAATGCCGACCCCAGAAGAAGAGCCTCTTTCTCGCTAGTTAATGAGTCTTTTTGGAGTGAGAAGAAAAAACGAGCATTTAGAGTAGTAAGTATAGCTCCAAGAGCATTAGATATTGAATATAAAATAAATATTTGGTCTAAATACAAAGCTAATTTAGATCAAATTATAGAACAAATAAGATTACTTTTTAATCCACATTTAGTTATAAAGAATTCTCATACAAATTCAGCCATTGCTTTCTTGGATCAAGAAACAGATGGGTCAACATTAGAGGCAGATGACCGTCAGGACAGGATCCTCAGGCGAACATTTTCCGTTAAATTAGAGGGATATATCCCTAATCCAAAATTCCTCATAACTTCTACAGGAGAAATTGAAGAATTTAATACAGATAGTACAATCTATTAAAAAAAATTATAAAAAAATACTACTAAAGTAGTAAATACTAAGGAGAACAATTATGAAGTCTATTACCAACACAAGTCTACAGAGCTGGAGTTTGCCACTGAGAACCCCCAAAGGGGTCCAGGATTTTTATCTAACCCCCAAACAGACAATAAAGGTCCCTGCTTCATACATTACTGATCACGTTATAAGGTTCCAATTACGGAATCTAATAGCAATTAGAGACGCATAACAGGAGATTATTTAAAATGCCGAATTTCGTAAGTCCAGGTGTATATGTTATAGAGAAAGATATCTCTGATTACCCACCAACCCTAAACTCTTCTGTTGTGGGTATTGTAGGGTTCGCTTCGAGAGGTCCAATTGCTGGACTTAATCAGAGAAAAGCCGAGTTAATTACTTCACAACAGGGTCTTATTGACACCTTTGGAGAGCCTTCAGAAGACCTTAAGGGTCAAGCTCTTGAAGGTGCATTGGAGATTTTAGAATCTACAAACTCTCTGCGCTTTATTCGCTGCGCTGATACCGCTGTAGCTGTAGAGGCTTCCGCTGCTGTACAACTGGGAGCATGTCCCGCATTTAAGGTAAGTGGTACGCACAGTGGTCCCATTAAATATAGGCCAACTGATATTGGAATGTCCGCTATCGGAAGTGCTGACCTTGGTACTTCAGGTATTAGATTTATTGTTACTACATACGATAATGCTAGATCAAAAATAGTAGATGCTAAAACTTATACTATTCCGTCTGGGACAATCACAGCCTCTGCTTCTGAGGGGGCAACCACTATTCAAGCTTTGAAGAAAGTTATTGGAGGAAGTTTAGACGCTGATAGATTTGGAGCCTTTGCGGACGGAAATACGGGTGATGCTTCTTCTTTCCTTGTAGGTGCCGCAGCAGGAAGTTTAGCAACAGTAGACTGCCAGATGCAAATTCTATCTTCAACAGGGGGGGATTGGCTTGATGTTCAGGGGATTTCACCGTTAGATTATCTAGGAGCATCGGGAACCGCCACAGCAGATGGTGTAGCTTCGGGGACTATTATGAATACAAGTTCTGTTTCCTACCTTGTTAAAAGTATATGGCCTGGAGCAGGATACAACGCTGGGACCAAGGCAGACGGAACTACTAGTGGAGTATCCTTTGAGGTTGATGTTAACGGGGCTGATAACGCTATTGAACAGGTTAATAACTTGGGTGTTGTCGCTGAAAACTTTAAATCAGGAATGTTATCCTCTTCATTCTTAGAGACAAATATTGGTAATAGCTATGATGCCAGAACATCAGACTATATAACTGCAAATTTTGCGACTGGTACATATGATGATACCGTAGCAGTTACATCATTAACTTCCTTTGAGAAGCCTCTAGCCAGTTTAGTGGGTGGAACTATTACAGGGACCAATGGCACCATAGCCACCACCACCACCGTTAACCCAAGATTTGTTAAACTTGTTCAAGGTACTTATAATCTTGCAGGGGGAAATAATGGAGTCCCAACCACTCCTGCTTTGACAGCAACTGCTATTATTGGACAAGTTAAAGCGGACGGCGGTAAGACAGGAATGGAAGCGTTGGACGACCCAGTTCTTAATATTTCCCTTGCTATAGCTCCAGGACCTGGAGTAGGAGACAACCAAACTATCCAGAATGGATTAGTTACCGTCGCAGAAAGAACTACAGATTTCCTTGCACTCTTATCCCCACCATTTGCGGTGGGAAAACCAGGAGATGCTATTGACTGGAGTAATGGTTTTGCTACAACAAGGACAGCAGCTATTAATAGCTCTTACGCTTCGCTGTACTGGCCTTGGGTTAAGGTCTTCCAAGTCTTTGACAAGAAGGACCGTTGGCTTGCCCCTGAGATCTATGGAGCCCGTCAGATAGGTGTTACAGATGCTGTGGCAGACCCGTGGTTTGCACCTGCTGGCTTTGTTCGTGGACGCTTGACCAAGCCTACGGATGTGGAAGTTGTCCTCAACCAAGGGGATAGAGACTCAATGTACTCAGGTGGTAACTGCCTGAATCCCATCGTTAACTTCCCCCAGAATGGTATCGCTATCTTCGGACAACGTACTACGCAGAGACAACCCACTGCACTTGATAGAATCAATGTTCGTAGAATGATGATTTATATTAAGAAGCAGATTCTTGCCTCTACTCAAAGATTAGTATTTGAGCCTAATGATAAATTTACTTGGGAAAGAGTAGAGGGTATTCTAAACCCAATGTTAGATGATATCTCTCGAAGAAGAGGCATTACAGAGTTCAGAGTAGTTTGTGATGAGACTACTAATACACCTGTTAGAGTTGACAGAAACGAAATGTGGACTAAGGTTTTAATTAAGCCAACCAAGACCGCAGAAATGGTAGTTTTCGAGTTGAATCTAACTAATCAATCAGCACAACTAGGAAGTTTATAGGAGTAAATAAAAATGACAACAGAAAGAATAGTTGATAGTAAAAGAGGAATGAATGGGGTTACACTTCCTCTGATTTCTCAAGGTCTTGATTCAGTAAGAGCTTATCAATTCGAGATTCATTTCGAGATACCTACTACTGTCGCAGGGGTAGAGTCCAAATTCCTGACCTTGGCTGCAAAGCAAGTAACGCAGATAGGATTTGCTTCTGAGGATATTGAAGTACACAGGGTTAATGATAAGGTCTTCTATCCTGGAAAGTCCAGTCCTGAGGCTCTGACAGTGACCTTCGATAATCAGTATCAAAATAAAATATCAGAAACTCTTTGGAATTGGTATACGTCCATTTATGATCCTATGAATGGTACAATGCAGACCGCAGGTAACTTTAAGGCACCGAAGGCTACTATTATACACTTGGACCCTAAGGGTAAGCCTAAGTATGAGACTACTGTGTATGGGGTATACCCCAAATCATGGAAGACTGCTGAATTTAATTATGGGACTAATGAGTTCCATACTATTGAGGTGGAATTCCGTTACGACTTCATGGATCACGGCGATTCGAGTTCTAAATAGTTAAACATAGGTGAGAAAAATAAAAAGATAGTATCTGCCCAGCCTGGATTATTCTGGGCTGGGCTTTTTCTATAATAAGAATATCATGGACTATTATTACGCTTTATTAGATAATTATAAGTTA